AAGGACGATGGCGAACGAGCCACCCGAGTTGATGGTCGGAAGGATGATGAGCTTATCGCCGGCCTTCTCTCGACGCTTCTCGGCGTCAATGTCATGGAGGCGGATGTGCAGCTCGTCCTTGTCGTCCTCGGTGGTGAGAATGACGACGGTTCCGCCCTTCAGGATCTTGCCGCCGCACCATTCGAGCTCATCCCCTTCGGTGAAGGAGGCGACCTTGATGGCGAGGTCCAGACACAGGAAGGTCTTACCAGCACCGCCTTCGGCGACCATGAGCTGATGCTTGCCGGCGAGGATCAGGCGGTCCACGAGGAACTGACGCTTTGGCTTCTCGGTCATGGACCAGCGATGCGCTGCCCAGATTTCGAGGCCTTCTCCATCGGCGACCATGGGCTTCATGGGCTCGGGGAACGGTCCGTGGTTGAGAATGTCGCGGTTCATGACCGCATGCCATTCACGCTCGGCTCGCTGGTGCGGCCAAGGTGGGACCATGTTGGCGTCCATCCATCCGAGGACGGCCTGGAACGCATCGTCAAGGGACATGTCTCCACGGCGGGCTACATGTAGGTAGTGTCCGCATACGCGCGTGAACTGCGACCAGCGGTTCTTCTCATCGTCGGAACCTTCAAAGACCTTCTCGGTGAGATCGAGGCTCGCCTTCTCAGGGCGGAACAGGCCTTCGGCGGGGGCCGATGCTTCGGTGCCGTCGTGGTTCTTGGCCTGAGAGATGCGATCCTTCAGAAGCTTGATGCCATAGACCTGGGCATTGTTCATGTCGCAGGCGATGGTCACAGGACTCTTGACGCCGCCCTTTCCGTGGACGGACCCGGCGATACGGACAGGCTGGTGTGCTCGGCCGAAAGGATTGCCTTCGACGCCGAGGCCGAACTGCATGTCCCCGCCGGCCTTGCGGGCGAGATCATCACGCAGGCGGACGAGCTCGGCGACGTCGGAACAAGGGTCGTTGAGGGTCCAATACAGGTGCCGCTTGGGCACGCCGTTGATAAGGCCGCCGGACATGACGACCGCGGTGGGCTCGCCGATAGTCTTGGTGAGGAAGGCGTGCTTGGCTTCAATGTCCCCGGCGTCGAGATCGACGACGACAGACCTGAACTCTCGGACATTCTCCGATGTGCCTCGCTCGCTGGACAGGATGGCAGGAACGATGAAGCTCGCCCGGCCATGCTCGGACCAGCGTTCGACATGGCGCACGACTTCTGAAGCGACGTTGCCGCCGGCAGAAAGGTCGATGAACTTGTCCTCACGGAACGTGCCTTCTCCGTCGGTTCCCTTCTCGCCGATACCTCGGACGCAGATGAAACCAGACGACGGCAGCTTGCCGAACATCACTTGCAGGTGCAGGTGAACGGCGTCTTTGCTGATGAGGCTCACAGTCTGAACTTCCTTGCGGGGGTAATGTCGTTGTCCTTCATGTATCGGCTGATGGTCCATTCGCCGACGCCAAGGGTGGCAGCTATCTGTGCCTGGCTTTGCTTCGCCTCGACCATGGCGGGGATCTTCTTGTCCCAGCCGGTCTTGTCGATGCGGTAGCCCTCGCGCTTACGACGCTTCTTCCAATGGACGCCGAGGATGCGGATCCAATTACGCAGAGACGACTCCGACCAGCCCATCCAATCGGCGGCCTGGGGTATGGTCATACCCTTGCGGTTCGCCTTATGGATGAACGGAAGCATGGACTTGATGCGGATCATCTTGGAATACGTCATTTCCGTATTCCGATACTTCATCTTAAAGACAGGCCTCAGGTGTGGCATGTTAGGTGATGAAGCGGATGAACAGTGGGGTGCGTTCTCCGACGTAGGCGCCGGTGACGTTGAAGGACATGTGCTCGATTGCATCTTCTTCGGTCATTTCGTCGCGGACTTGGAGGATCCTGACGCACTCATCCCAGTCATAAACGACGACAGGGCCGCAGCTTTCAGTGACACCCACGATAGCAGCCTCGAAACCATCGGCACAGAGCATTTCTTCTCCTTCGCCAATGCTGTCGGCATACTCGGCGATAGCTTCGCGGAGGTGCTTTCCGGTTTCTTCGATCTGTTGGACTTCGAGGTTCGGGACGGCTTTGCGGGCCGGCTCTTTTCCTGCTTTGGTCTTTTTCTCATTTAGTTTGTTGGGCCTTTTAGCCACGTCGGTAGGGGTTGGTTGTTGGTTTGCTGCTGGGGTTTTTCCCAGCATCTCTTAGAGTAATTGCAGAAGCGGCAGCGGAAGTCCGTCTCGTCGTTACCGACCTTGGCCGCTTCTTCGGGCCTCTCGGTCTTGACGATCGAAACGATGCGGTCGATCTGGGTCTGTGCGAACACAGGGTCAAACGTCAGGAACTCGGCGTTCAACTCGCCGGTATTTCGGTTAAGGGTCGTGAACATGCAACCGTTAAAGAGCTCCATGTAGGCCATGTAGACTTGTGCCTGGACATAGTAGACAAAGTTGGCCTTCTTGATGCCATCATCCACGGCCTTCTTCCAATTCGAGGCGTTTAGGGCCTTGTTTTCCCACAGGACAGGGTAGGTCATGCCGGCGATCTCAGGGCCAGAGACGATGGCGCCGTCGATGTGGCCACGGAGGCGGCCGTCCAGCTCATAGAAGCCGAACTGCTTTCCGTCGGCCTTCTCGGTGATCAGGTCGAACCCGCCGAGGCGGACATACTTGGCGACGCGGGCTTCGCCGTCGTGGCCCATGTCGAAGATGCGCAAGGTGCTGCCGGTGAAGCCGGTGCCCTCATCCTCGGGAACCGAATGGAAGATGTAGGCCAGCATGCGGTTGCACTCCTTGCCCCACAGGGAGGCTCCGAGGTAGTTGCGCTTAGGCTGGGCCTTGTTGGCTGCGATCATGGCCTCGTCGATGTGCTTGACGACGGCTTCAGAAAACAGGTTCTTGGTTTCGGGTCTTAGGATCATTTCTTTTGGAGTTTGTGGAAGTCGAGGACGCCCCAGAGGATACGCTGTTCGTTGAACTTCCAAGTCATAAGGCAGGATGCCAGATACTTAGTCATGCCGAACACCATCTTGCCGTTGAGGTCGAGGTATTGGAGCTGCTTAGGCGTGGCCGGCTCTTGAAGCCAACGCTTCGTCTTGAGGCATGCCTCGCGATCGCCGTAGTCGCGGAGGAAGTCGTCGGCGGAGGAAAGGACGGCAATCTTGCCATCAGGGCCGCCGGCAGCGATCAGGCGCACGTTGGACATGCTCTCGGACTTGCCGAAAGCGAACCAGACCTGGCCATGCTGGAAGATGCAGGCCCAAGCGGTGATGCCGTTGGCCATCTGGACCGTGTTATCAAACATGGGCTGCCACTTGTAGGGCGACATGCTCAGGAGGTTGATCTCGGTCATTACGAACGCCTCAAGGTCCTGCTTCTCCTCCTTAGGTGCGCTGGTCAGCTCGGTGCCGCACATGGGGCAAACCTTGGAGCCAAGGGGAACGATGGTCTGGCACTCAGGGCACTGCTTAAGGGGCGGCTCGCCGGTGGTGCTTTCGTCCTCTTTCTTGATGCGCGGATCTACTTCGATGGAGCCATGGGCACGCAGCGAGTAGCCGAAATCGAGCACGATGCAGTCGGATTTGACGACGCCCGGATAGCGTTCAGGGTCCACCTTGCGCAGCCCTCGGCCGATCATCTGGATCATCGTTCCCTTGAAGGAACAGGGGCGAAGGAGGACGACGCATGAGACGTCCTGGCAATCCCATCCTTCCGTAAGGACGGCGACATTGACCATGACGAGGAACTTGCTCTTGTCGAAGTCCTCAATGACCTGCTTGCGCTCGGCGTCGGGCATGTCCCCATTTACCTCCCTCGCGGCGATGCCTGCGGCATTAAAGGCGGCCATGACGTCCTGAGAATGGGCGACAGTGGAACAGAAGATAACGGTCTTACGGCCGCCGGCGTTCTTCTGCCACTCCTCGATAACCCGGTCATTGACGACCTGGCTATTCATGATGCGGCCGGCTTCCTCCATGTCGAAGTCGTCGGTGGAGGTCTTGGCCTTCTTCAGCTCGTCCTCAAGGTCGCAGTCTATGACGAAAAAGCGGGGCTTAACGAGGAAGCCCGAGTTGATGAGCTCGCCGAGCTCGATCATATCGGCGACGTTATTGAACGTCTTAACGATAACCTTCTTGTCGCCGCGGTGCGGCGTGGCTGTGACGCCGAAAATCTTGACGTCAGGGTTGAGGGCCTTGGCCCTTTCTACGACCATGGCGTAGGAGCGTGCGGCGACATGGTGCGCCTCGTCGATAATGACGAGATCCATGGCCGGCATGGTTTCCAGATTGTCGGGCCTGCACAGGGTCTGGATCATTGAAAAAGTGACACCCTCGGACCATCGCTTACGCGCTGCCGTGTAGAGGTCCGTCTGGACGTCTGGGGCAACCCGGAGGAAGGTGGCCCTATTCTGGGCCACCAGCTCGTCTCGGTGCTGGATGATGAGGGTGCGCCCGCCCATGGCCTTGGCCACAGCTGACAGCATGACGGTTTTGCCGGCACCGGTAGGTGCGATGCCAAGCGTGTTGCCATATTCCTTGAGTCGTTCGATACAGCTATCGACGAACTCAACCTGCCGAGGTCTTAGTTGCATAGGAAATGGGGGGCGTCCGCAGAGGCCATGAGCAAGCATGCGGATACGAGGACCAACTTCGGATTGGAACCGACGCCAATACGTCCCAGTCCTCTCGCCCTTCCACTGTTAAAGATCCTACCGACGACAATGGACGCCTTGGATGTGTTGTCAAATGCCATCGGTAGGAGCTCTGTTTAGAACGGATTGTTGTTCTGCTGGTTGGGCTTCTGGAGCCACGACGGACCAGACGAGGGCTTGGGGGCCTGCTGGTTCATGATCTTCGGAGCCGGAGCGAACGCCTGGGCGGGAGCCTGCTGGGCGGGTGCGCCGCCGTGGAGCTTCTGCCAGCCCTGATAGCCGTTGGACTCAGGGTTCGGGGTCAGGTAGTCGGCGACCTCGTTCTTGTCCTCGTAGCCATCCTTGCCCTTGGCGATCTTGACCTTGATGGCCACGGTCTTGCCGTCGAGCAGGCGGAGCATCTCGCCGAAGTCGGCGCCGTTGTAGCGGTCGTAGGAGGAGACGTCGCCGATCGTGAACAGGCCGGAGGCCTCGAACAAGCGGGTCAGGGACGTGATGCCCATCTTCTTGCCGCCGTCCGAGTTGTTCTCGTCGAGGGGGTTCATGATAACGGACCAGACCTTGCGGCCGGTGAACTCACCTTCGTTGATCGTCAGCTCGATGCTGCCGTATTCGCCGTTGGTGCGCTGGGACCGCTTGATGCCCTTCACGGTGAGGACCGCGGAGGCGAGGGTGCCGTTGGGGATGAGCTGGAAGGAGCTTTCGCCCTTGCCAGACTGGGGGTTGAACATGTTGTGCATGTGTTTTGGTATTTGGGTGTGGTTTAGGACTGCTTGTTGGGCAGAGTGGTGACGATATCGACGTCGAGGCGCTTACCCTCGCGGATCTTCTTGATGAGCTGGCCGAGGTGCGGCGGCTCCAGCAGGTCGAGGCGACCGGAACGGTCCTTGGCAGGATAGTTCCAAGGGTTCTGTTGGTGACAGACGAGGGCTCGATACAGGGTCTTGCCATCATCGGAAGCCATGTTCACCAAGCTGATAACCTGGTCGAACACGCCGGGCAGCTCACGGCCGGTCTTGGAGCCCTCGATCTGAGGCTCCCAAGTGACGCGGCGGAGGTCGTCCTCGTGCTTGTCGAGGATGCCGACGACGATGATGGACTTGCTGGAGTGCTGGAGGTGGGTGAGCCAGCGCATCATTTCACGACCGAGCAGGCCGTAGGCACCGCGGGTGTCGGGCTTGCCGGTCTTTTCAGACAGGGCTTCGGGCTGAAGCTGGGCCCACTTGAAGCACTCGCGAGAGGCGACAGTGATGGAGTCCACGAAGATAGTGTCGTACTTTTCGAGATCCACGCCGACGCTGGTGAACAGCTCGACGGCCTTCTGATAAACAGGGGCGGAGTAAGAGCCGGTAGCGTCGGAGGGATCAGGGCCGCCAACGTAGAGGGCGAGAACTCGGGCAAGCTCCCAAGGGTGGCAGCCGAGAGCAGCCGATGCCTTGCGCATGTCGAGGACGTCGC